CGCGCCATGGCCGACAACTCGGTCGACAGCATCGTCACCGACCCGCCCTATGGCATCCGCTTCATGGGCAAGTCTTGGGACGGTGCCGATATCGAGGCCCGCGCCGCCTACCGCGCCAGCATGCCTTCCCACGCCGATGCCTGCGGCCCGAACGGCGGGCATCGCTCGATCGCGGCCGAGGCTGGCAAGTACGACCTGACCCCGGCGGGCATGCGTGCCTTCCAGTACTTCACTCTCGAATGGGCTACCGAGTGCCTGCGCGTGCTCAAGCCTGGCGGGCACCTGCTGTCGTTCGCCGCGGCCCGGACCTATCACCACATGGCGGTGGGCATCGAAATGGCGGGATTTGAGATCCGCGATCAGATCATGTGGGTTTTCGGCTCGGGCTTCCCGAAGTCTCACAACCTCAAGGGCGATCACGAGGGCTGGGGCACCGCGCTCAAGCCTGCGCATGAGCCGATCTGCATGGCGCGCAAGCCCTTCCCCGGCACGGTAGCAACAAATGTCGAGGCGTATGGCACCGGCGCGCTGAACATCGACGCCTGCCGGATACACGGCATTGATGCTTTGGGCGGCGAGTACTCACAGAGGCGAATGGCGCCTGGCCATGTGGTGAACAGTACAGGGGCATGGAAACAGGACGCGCAGTTCACAGGTCTGCGAAAGCCCGGCCGGTGGCCAGCCAACCTGATACACGATGGCAGCCCCGAGGTGGTCGCCATGTTCCCCGCCGAAGCCGGCGCAGCCGCTGCGGTGTTGACACGCCACGGCGAGAAATTCCGCAGCACCTATGGTGCCTTCGTTGGCAAAAGCGCCGAGGCAGGCAGCAAGTTCCAAGGCGACAGCGGCAGCGCCGCCCGTTTTTACTACTGCGCCAAGACCAGCCGCGCCGATCGGCACGAAGGCCTGGCCAACCCCGGCGCCCAATTCAAGCAGGGCAACACGCTGCGCAAGGTCGCGCTCACCGACACCAAGGGAAACAACCACCCCACAGTGAAGCCCACCGACCTGATGGCCTATTTGCTGCGCCTGGTCACGCCGCCGGGTGGCACAGCGCTTGACCCCTTCATGGGCAGCGGCAGTACAGGCAAAGCTGCCCTGCGGGAGGGCTTCAACTTCATCGGCTGCGAGCAGGACGAAGCCTACATGGCGATCGCCCGGGCGCGCATCGAGCACGAATTGGCAGCCGTCCAGCAGCGCCAACAAGCCAAGGCCCAGCAAGAGCAGCAGCTCAACCTGTTCGCCTCATAGCACCGACCCGGAGCGAATATGACCCGAATCTACGTTTGTGGCCCGATGACGGGCCTTCCCGAATTCAACTACCCCGCCTTCGCTGCCGAAACCGCCCGCCTCCGCGCGCTGGGGTACGAAGTTGTCAGCCCCGCCGAGATCAACCCCGACGGTGGCACCTGGCAAGAGTGCATGAAAAAGGACATTGCGCAGCTGATGACCTGCGACCTGCTCGCCAAGCTGCCAGGCTGGATCGACTCACGTGGTGCACGGCTCGAACTCCTGCTGGCCCAGCAGTTGGAGATCAAGGTGACCATGGCCAGCAGCATCACAGAGAAGTGCGCGGCGGCAGCATGAGCCTGCTCCCCTACCTCGGCGCCTGGTTCGCCGCCGCGTGCATCGCCGGCCCGCTCATGGGTCGCGCCATTCGCCAATCTGCAGTCATGTCACGAAACCAGTAATGGCCCACCGAAAACGCTAACGCCTGATCGGTTCGATTAAATTTTGATATCCCCCTTTTAATTTGTCTGCCGCTTTGGCGGTGAGGTAGTCGCTATGCCTGAAGAAAATACTCCCAAGCTCAACCGCGCAGCCCGTGACGTTATCGGGGAGCGTCAGCGCCAGGTTTCCATCGAGGGCTACTCGCTGTATCGCGATGATGGCTACATCAATGGCGAGATGGCCGATGCCGCCGCCGCGTACGCCACGCTTGCCGGCAAGCCCAAGAGCATGACGACCGACTGGCCTTGGGGCGCTGAAACATTTAAACCGAGCGCTGACCGACGCCGGGATCTGGTTAAAGCAGCGGCTCTGCTACTGGCTGAGATTGAACGCCTCGACCGGCTGCCGCTGATCAAGCACTGGCCAGTGCGGCGCGATGAAAATGGCATGTTCCAGCATCCAGAAATGCCCGACTTCGCGGAAGGTGACGGCGACAAGTGTAAGGCATGGATTGCCCAGCAGGGCTTGGAGGTGGCGATGGTCGAACTCGAATACCACAGCGACGAGGCAATTTCAGAGCGTTACTTCGAGGCCGGCGACCCGGATTGCAGTTACTGGGAGCCTGATCGCCCCGATGGTGAAGGCTGGTTCTGCCTCGCGATCCATGATTCTGGTGACGGCCCCGTCTGCTGGTGGGCTCGCCGGGTGGTGACGCCATGACCCAGCCTAAAGAGCGCCCCATCCTTTTCTCGGCGCCAATGGTGCGCGCCATCCTGGAAGGTCGCAAGACGGTCACTCGGCGGCCCGTGAAGGTGCAGCCGCATATCAATGCAAGCGGTAATTTCTGTGTCGGGCGGTACAACTACGGCCAGGACCTGGACGGCACACCGATGACGAAGCACTTCGTCAAGAATCATTGCCCATACGGCCAGCCAGGCGATCGGCTGTGGGTGCGCGAGACCTGGGGGATCATCAACCACGACTTTGATCAGCGGGGAAACGCGGTGGACTGGGAGCCTGATCGGCCGGCCAAGGCCACACGTGAAATGCGATTCGGCCGTGGCTATTACTCAGGCCACGTTATCTACGGTGCCGATGGCCCGTGCGAGTGGGCCGGAGATGAGGATGGGGGCGGCGAACCGCGCTCTGCCTGGAAGCCGAGCATCCATATGCCGCGCGCGGCCTGCCGCATCCTGCTGGAGATCACCGACGTGCGCGTTGAGCGACTGCAGGCCATCTGCCGAGCCGATATCCGTGCCGAAGGTCTGGAGTGTCCGCCGGAGCTCGCGAGCGATGACGTATCGCCAAACTATCGGGACTGGTATCCGGCGGCGTGGCGGGAGCTGTGGGAGTCAACCGGCGGCGACTGGGCCTCTAACCCGTGGGTATGGGTGGTTGAGTTCAGGCGGGTGAGGTCATGACCAGTCGAATCCAGCGGAGCCTGCTGGAAGAAGAGAACGCCCGCCAGCCCAGCGCGCTGGTTAAGGTGCCACGCCACGAATGGCCCGGGTTCCAGCCGACCACCATCATCGATGGTTTGGCGCTCCCGTGGCTTCCTGGTCCAGCTCCACACGGGGCCCGGCGGCTACGAGCGCATGAGCGTCTCCCGCACCGCGCACGACGGGGACAGCTGAGTCGACCAGCTGACATGGGATGAGCTGATGCAGCTAAAGCGCGAGTGCGGGCGCGGTGACCGGGATGCCGTCGAAGTCTACCCGGCCGATCGCGACATCGTGAACGTCGCCAATATGCGCCGCCTGTTCTTCCCGCCTGAGCCACTGGCGTTCAAATGGAGACGCTAATGAACATTCTCGACCACACCGTAACTACGATTGTGAACCAGTCTAAGCCGCCGAAAGCTGGAGACCCGTTCCTTTTTGGCAGGATCTATCGAATAAATAGTCCCACCAGGCCTGGAATGCACAATGTTGACGATTGCACGCAACCCGCCAAACTTCAGTTGCCAGCGATTCCACTGGCATCGCCTGCAGCGACACTGTCGCCTTATGTAATTCCTTGAGCAAATCTCTACTATCCAGATCGGCAAATCCGCTACGTCGCATTCGTAGACCTCAAATTTTTCTCCGGCCCATTGTGACCAACTTTTAAACGCTCAATTCCCCATATCCAGATAAGTGGTACCTCCGTGCCATATACCCCTTCCACTTGAACCTGCCGGCGACCGGCGGGCGGAGCATTGCCATGTCCGCACTTGATCGATTCCATGAAGCAGCAAACGACGCACTCGAGCAGATCGCTGCGCGTCTCCCGAAAGAGGCAAAAATTTGCCTGGCCATCTACACGCCCAATAAACCCGAATCGGACATCGTCCTGAAACACCCTTCCACCTCGCTCGATGAGGTGGTATCGACCCTGCGGCGCCGCGGCTTGAGCATCGACGGTGACAACGCCTACAAGCGTGATTTGCTCGACTCCGTAATGGGTGCGCTGGCATTCGGCGCGCAGGGCACCAACCCTCCCCCAAAAGGGCACTGGGGCGAGCGGTTCTGGGATATAGGCCGGGAGGAACGTGCACTCGAAGCAGACCTGGTGGCAGCGCTGAAGCTCACCCGCGAAAACCTCCGTGCCTGCCAGGCCACCATCCACCTGTGCGGTGGATTCGATCCTGCCTACGTCAATGACGCTCAGGCGGCCATAAAGGTTGCCGACGCAGTGCTGGCCAAGATCGCCGAATAACCCCTTCTGCCGCCACTGGGCGGCCTGGAGCAGACCATGAGCAAGGTAACGCTTGAAGAATGGGCGGCGGACCAGTTCCGGACGCCGCCCAGCGCCAACACGTTGCGCAAGTGGGCCAGGGAAGGCTGCATCTCCCCTGCACCCGTGAAGCACGGCCGCAGCTACTATGTTGAAGCTGACGCCTGCTACCGCGAGCCAGTGCGTCACGAAATCCCCAAGGGCATCAGCCTGATCAGCAGAATTGAGAGTGCGAGACATGGCGCCAAGGCCGCGTAACCCAGGCTCTAAAGACCTTCCTCCCAACCTCTATAAAAAGAAGGACAGCCGTAGCGGCATCACCTACTTCACCTATAGGGACCCGGTGAGTGGTCGCTGCTTTGGCTTGGGCAAAGACAAAGACGCCGCGATAAAGGAGGCTATCGCAGCGAATTTCGCCGATATGCAACGCCCGGCGCTTACCGCCCGAATCGAGCAGGCAGCTTCTGCGCCGGCACTATCGGGCGGCCTGTTCGGTGATTGGCTGGACAAATATGAAGGGGTCTTCCAGGAGCGTGGTTTGGCTGCGGCCACTGTGCGCAATGTGAAAATGCGCATCAAGCGGCTCAAGGCTGAATTTGGCGGGAGTGATATTCACGAAGTGACGACGATGAGCATCGCCAGTTACCTGACGGCGATGTCCAAAGAAGGGAAGGGACAGATGTCGCGCGCTATGCGCTCACTGTTGCGGGACGTGTTCATGGAAGCGATCGCGGCAGGCTGGACGAAAACCAATCCGGCCGACCTGACGCGGGCGGCGCGCGTCACAGTGAAGCGCGAGCGCTTGAGCCTCGAGCTGTGGCAGGCCACCTTCGAGGAGGCGAAGCAGCCTTGGCTGAAGCGTGCGATGGAGCTGGCTCTGCTCACCGGGCAGCGCCGCGAGGACGTCGCCAGCATGCTGTTCAAGGACGAGCACGACAAGTTCCTGCACGTCGTCCAGTCGAAGACCGGCGCTCGCCTGCGCATCAGTACCTCGCTGCGCCTGGAATCTGCCGGGCTCGACCTCGCCGCAGTGATCAAACGATGCCGTGACCGCGTTTTGTCACAGCACCTGGTGCACCATAGCCGGACGGTCAGTCGCGCAAAGGCAGGCGACCCGATCGTGCTGGACACGTTGAGCAAGGAGTTTGCTTTGGCCCGGGATAGGGCAGCGGCCAAGCTGGGCATCAAGCTCGGCGCCAGCCCGCCGACCTTCCACGAGCAGCGATCGTTGGCCGCGCGCCTGCACGCAGCAGAAGGCCGCGACCCGCAAACACTGCTCGGTCACCGATCAGCTAAAATGACAGACCTCTACCGTGACAGTCGTGGCGCCGAGTGGATTGATGTCGCATAA